GCTGCTCTACGATTCTTCAAAATCAAACTTCTCACTGCCATCTGAGATTTGTTCTTGAATTGTGTTACTTTTGATTCATAAGTTACGCCATCAGGAGTAATAAGATCTACACCAGGTTCATTAACTCTTTTTAGTTGTCCATTACTATAAACTTCATATGCTCTTTCAATCAATTCTCCTGCTTTAGGAAAACGCAGGTTGTTGTCAGTGTATTCCACAAGATTTGGAATAAGATGTGCTAAACAGTTCAGTTCAAAAGTTTTGAAATTAAGCATGAGATTAGCGTTTGATGGTAGAAATAGCGGGTTCGCCTTGTTGAAACACAGTGTCAACAACTGCTTGAACTTTACGACTGGTAGTGATGCCAACCTTGTCAAATACAGGGACAACAACTAAACCAAACTGCTTAGACTTGTCACCCAATCTGATAACTCGCCCAATAGTTTGACTGATACCAATGTAGTCCATGTTTCGCGTGAAAAGTACAGCCTCCAATCCATTGACGTTGATACCTTCAGACAAAATGCTATGATGAATGACAACAAACCGCTTGCCTTTTGTCTTGCCCCATGTATTCAATGTCTCGAAGAATGTCTCACGATCAACCTTCTCACCGTCAATAACTGCACCTGTCTTGGATGTGATCATCATCCATGAATAACCACGCTGATGCAACTTAACACAGAAATCAGTTTGTGATACCAACCCAATGATCTGTTTAGTAGTACGAGCAGCAATCAAGATCTTATCTACATTCTCATCATTGATCGCATGAAGCATATAATTTGCATCACGATCATAGTTCAATCCTTTCTCTGCCATCTCCATCTCTTTCACTACAACTTTGGGTGGCAAGATGTATCCACCTTCGACTAACTCAGGAGCAGGCACATTGCAGATCGTGTTACCATAAATCTCAGGCATGTTCATGCCTGGTTTGAACACTGTGCTGCTATACTTTGGTGTTGCAGTGAAGAAAAATGCTCGTGAATCTGACTGACTAAGTTGTTCTGTCGGAGCGAAAAAGTTGCGCTTCACACTGTTATGTGCTTCGTCAAAGTATGCGGTGTGAATGTCAATTTCAGCATCCACAATCTTCTGTAAACTGTTGTAAGTAGTGAAGATAAGTTTTCTACCACGAGTGTACTTACTCCACAACTTAATCTGCTTTGTTTTAGTTGTGCTGAAGAAATGTGTCTCCCCCGAATGAACATGAAGAACACTGACGTTTGTAATATGTTCTAAGAATTCAGAACATAACTGCTCCGCCAACAAAATACGCGGCGCAACTACAACAACCGTGCGGTTCACACTGTCATCGAACGCAGTCAATGTATCCTGAATCATGCACATCGTCTTGCCACCACCTGTCGGAATGATGACAGTGCCCTTTTCATATTTCTGCATTGATTCACATGCACGATGCTGATGTGGACGCAGGGAAAACATTGAACTTTTGTTGTTGATAACAGTTTACACGAAAAAGGTGTCCCTGGCAATGCAGTGGACACCTTGATCATTGTCACATTAACTTTTCAACGTCAGACAATCGCCATCAGGATCAAATTTTACTTTCAATCCATTCACATTAACCAAAGTATTTTCAGTTGGTTTGCCGTGTGCCTTGGGATCGGGTTTCACATACTGAGGAAGAAATCCTGCAAACTTAACAGGGAAGATGTCCTCATCAACAACAATACTGCCACCATCTTCTGCAATGTTAGATGCAAAGGTGATGTAAGTTTGCTTCATTGTGTTGAAGTCTTCGATCCAATCCTTGCGGAACTGTTCAAGATCAGGAACACGATTAGGTGCATATCCAAAGATCCAAACAGTCAGATCTTTGTTGGTTCCGTGTTCAACACCACGGGCCCATGCTTGCATGTTGTCACCATTGCCAGCGCAATATGTGATGCAACCTTGTTCTTGAAGTGCCTTATCATCCCTTCCTTCAATACCCTGGCGAGGATACTTTTGAGAGACAAGAAATCCCTTCAAGGTATCTTTACCAGTTCCAGTAGAATTGTAGGTTCGGAAGTTGGGATAGACTTGACAATTATTCAATGCAGTCTTCTTAATCCAATTACGGATCTTAGAAGTCTTGTCTAATGCAATTAGATCAACGAAGTTGTTAATCTCATCCGCATCAGCAGGAATAACTCCACCAGGATTTTGATCGGTGATAACAGAGTTACAAACTTCCTTCAAATAGTCATGCTTAGTCTGACTAAGTTGAGGGTTTTGGTGATGGTTTGCCTGGTTACGGGCAATAACCTCATAGTAACGACTTTCCCACTCATACACATCATAAATCGCCATTTCTTGTCCAAATTTCTCTCTGGATTCTTTGCGATTAAATCCAGATTGCCCACGAAGTTGATTTGCATCAATACTCTGTTCATCAAAAGAGACGATCGGAGGATGAGCATTAATCAGATAACCTTGAACTTCGTAGCTATTAACGAGATCATTTACATGATCAGCGTCATTACTTTTGTCTCTAGGTTGCTCCTCTGGATTATATCGAACAAAAGAGTCAGGTATAATATATCTTCCCAAGAATGTTCCACCCCGATATGTTTCAGGTGGACAAACTTTCAGACTCTCCTGCACTGTTTCATCAGTGAGTCCTAAAGGATTTGCACATGTCTTTGCAACCTTTAACCAGGACATTTCGGTGCTAAGAGACACCTTTTTTTCTGTGACGTTCATTTAACGAAATGATAATTTTACTTTTTGCAGATTAAATCTGCAATGGAATCAATGTCGAGAACTAAGTTCTACACTTCTAATTCCAGATATTAGTGACAACTTTTAGAGCGGTTGTCAATCGCTATGTCATCACATGTAGAGATAACCTCCTGCCCAATCTGCCAGCTCGAAACATTTTTCGCGGGATTCAATCGAAAGAAGATTGTAACGAACAATCTTTGCAGGTGCTTTGAATGATGCTGGTTTGTAAACTTCGCCAGTCTTTTGATCAACAAAGGCATGAACACTGCAGGAACCTGATTCGGTTTCCATCACAATTTTGTGATACTTTCTACCACTTTCGATGTAGAACTTGTAATCAGAATTGGGATGCTTGCTTTGCATGTCCAGCAGCAGGCAATCACACAACATCAGGCAATACTTTCTGATGTTAAGTTGAATTTGATTGCGAGCGTCTTGAGTTGCAACGAAATCAGCAAATTCAGTAGTCATGGTGAAATCCCTTTGACTCTTTAATAATACACGCTACAGGCGCTTCTGGGCACCTCTGTGGACACTATCAGGACTGTCCCCATGCCTTCATATTGTTGAAGTTTGCGCGAGAAAACTCATAGCGATTGACTAACTTATAGATGCCAAACTCATTGCTGCGAACATAACCTTCACCCTCACATTGTTTGTTGCCAATGTATGCTTTAGCACCATTGTTGCGACACATAAACAACACATCATCCTTGATAGATTTGATCAAGAACCAGAATGAAATCAGCATAGAATTGTCGAATGTATCTGGCACCACATCGACACCTTTGCGGATACATTTGTTCAATTCGATTCTAAGTTTTGCTGCTTCTTTCTCATCAACAAACTTCACCAGTTGTGCCATCTGACGAGCGAAACCAACAATCTCGCTGAAATCTTCATCAGCTTCCCAACACTTTGGTTGCACCATTTTTACATGCTCGGTGCTTGGGATATTGAAATACTCCATCGGATATGCAATAGCGTCGCGCAGATCATTCTCACATTCATAGAAAGTGTGAGGTGCTACGATGATATTTTGTGTCACAACATCGTCGAAGATGTAAGTGAGTGTGTTAGGAGTGTAAGTATCACTCCCGCCGAAACCAATAAAGTCACCTTGGATGACATTATCTGTAAAAGGAAGATAATCAAAGCAAGCATGAAGGATTTCAGCGACTTCACCTTCATGATTTTTGTCGATGTCATCATGTGACTCATTGATCTTGATTTTTACTTTATTGAAGACAGATTTAGTCCCAACAAAGTGATTACCAGTAGCAGGATTTTTGCCCCACACAATAGCAGGAGATCCATCCATCTTTACAGAAAGATGTGAAGGAGTCAGGAACCAATCGAGAACGGAAAGATCACCCGAAAGGATAGAATCTTCGGGGTGTTGGAGATGAATGTTTTTCATACAAGAATCATACAGGCAGAACCGCTTTGCTTGAAGACTTTTGTGCCGGTTTATTTTTTGGCACATCCAGTTGCTCCATTATGATTTGTTTTGGCAGAAAGTTCCAGCAATAGTAACTACTACTGAACGTGATCTTGTCATTTGCTCTACCATCAGGAGAGTGGAACTTCATACGCTTGTCAAACATCAACAGTTGCAGATCCTTGTCCTTGAACAACTGCTTCGGCGCAGAATCATTCAACCAAGTATTAGTCATAATCAACGCAAATGGTTTGTTGAATGACAACGCTCGCTCGAAGAACTTACGCTTGTTTGTAAAAGGTGGATTTGATACGATAACATCCCAATGAAAAGGTTCATAGGTGAAGAAGTCTTTACCCTCATCAATATGGGAGTATTCAACACTATGAGTCTGTGAGATTTGTTTAACAAATTCACTCTCTGCCTTGTCAAAAGGACACCAAACTTTTACATCCTTTGGGATGTACTTTAGGATGGGAGTGACACCATAATCAGGAGTGTAACACTCGTCATTGTTACCTCCCGAATACATCAGTTCTTTACTATCAAGACTCATCTTCACTCCCATTAACTACAATTTTAGAAGGATCTGCTAAACCTGCTTCAGATAATGTTTTTTCTCCAATAGTTTGTTGAAGTCGTTCATCATTTCTCTTTGGGATAAAACCATTCTCAACTAAGGAGTTGAATTTGTCAACAATTCTTCTTGCAATTAGAACTGACTGACTAACACCAGCAGTTTTATCAGTTAATGACTTTGGAGTAGCATTTTGTAAAAACTTGTTCAAGTAAATAATCAATCCATGTGTCTTATCACCAGCACCAAGTTCAGTATCAATCAAATAATAAATTGCAGCGATACCTCCAATTAATCCACCATTCAAATCTTTATCTTTATCCCACTTCGATGCTTCCTCATCTTGATTGAGTTGATCATAAAGTTGAATTGCCTTACGAACATTTGAAAGTTTATATTTTTTATGCGCTTCCATTAACTTATCGTAACCATAAACTGGTAGTCCATTTGGATCACCAATTAGTTCAACATTAACTCCCATAGATATGAGTTTTTCTTCAATTTTGAGTGCTTCATCATCACCAATGGCAATGTCAGCACGGAGTTTCTCAACCTTACCAACATTTCTCCGCCTAAAGTTTAGTAATTTGAAGAAGTTTGCTTCTTGAGTAACACATTTTTCTTCAGTCAGATTAGGATCGTGTTCCCTAACTTGACAAGGAACTACAAGATCTCCAGAATCATCAGTATAAAGATAACCAATGGTTGTAGTGTGTTGTCCATCAACTACAGAATACTTCCCATTTGGCCTCTTAAAAACATATAATGGACGGCAAAGATTTGCATCAAATCCTTTTGCCTTTTTTATCATTGTTCTGTTAATCAATCTCTGAAATGATTGATCACAATATAACTCTTTCACTTTCAGAAAAGTGATTGGAATGTATTTCTCTACATCAAACTCCGATTTATTAGGTTTGAATCCAAGATTGTCAGCAATAGAAGTTATCAGGACAAGATTGTCCTCTTTAGAGTAAGTCATTTGTTTTGATACGTAAGTTTATTTTTGTGTTGACATTGATGAAGTCAACAGTAAATTATATAGCACAATTTAACCAATAATGCAAGTACCAACAGTATAGATTTCTTTCTTAGAGATTGTAACCCCAATGCGGGGATCTTTAGCATTACCTGCACGTTTCTTAGGATATTGTTTCTTCGCTTTGGGAAGAACAATGTTCAGAACATCATCACAATCAAGTTTCCATACTTCTACGATCTTACCATTTTCATATCGTGCATAATAGTGATTCTTATACTTGCCAATCTTATCTTCAATCAAATAACGTTCTTGCTCTTCCCAAGTATCTTGGACACTAATACCATTATACGTTGCATTGATAGAATTTGCAATGGTTGATTTATATTCTGCACCACCATCATCGTCAAAAGCATCAGCACCGCTATAATCGTCAGCGATAGTGTGTCCCAACACTCCTGCCATATGAATCTCACGGGAACGAGCATAAGAAAAAGGATCTCCCCACTGATTATCCTCACAAAGTTGATACATTTGCTCAAACAGTTGTTGATACTGTTGTTCGGGAGAAAGAGTGATGTTCATTGAATGAATTCCTTCGACTCTTTCAATATACACAAAAAAAGGGAGCGTGGTGCTCCCCTTGTGACAGTTATACTTTTGTCTTTTTCCTCCTGAAATAATCACTCTCACACTGAAAATAGATTCGTGTTTGTATGAATTTAGGATCTCTGTATTCTATTGTGATTGGTTTGTTGTTGTATGGATTTCTGTGGATTAGTATGTGATCGTACTTGTGAGGTGTCATAAAAACAAATAAGGCACCCTTATTTAGGATGCCTTTAATGCTTTTTATAAGTTGTTAGAGTTTCCTCAACAACCGATACAAAGGTATCTATGTGAGTTGATAATTACACAGTCATATTTGTATCAAGCTCATTACACTCAATATTCATACCAATGATGTCACCCTGCTCATCAAGAAACTGTTCGATGGATTCATCATTCATATAAAGAACTTCTTCAATTTGAGGGATGTCGGTGAACTCGAAAATCATAATGTCGTTTGTTTGACTCTTTTAATATACAGGAATTAAGTGACAGTAGTTGGATCAGTGGACAGTTAGTTGAACGTCCCTGCCCTCCAGGTTATTCTTTACATG